GATGAAGAGGTTGAGGTGTGGTTCGCGGTCACGCAGTGCGAGGCTGCGGACTGGTTTTCGCCTTCGACTGTGCCGCTTCTGGCGCAGTTTTGCAAGCATACGATTGCGGCGCGTCGCGTGGCGGAATTGATCGAGCGGGCAACATCCGATCCTGAGCTTGATGTGAAGGACTACGACCGGCTTTTGAAGATGCAGGAGCGGGAAAGCCGATGCATTGCCAGTCTGGCGACGAAGATGCGGATCAGCCAGCAGGCGACCACGAACCATCGGGGAAATCACAAGCCCAAGGCGTCTAAGAAGCCGTGGGAAGGGTGAAGGCTAAGGCCGTCTCTCGTGCCGAGCGGAACATAGCTTGGTGCGAAGAGCACATTCGGATTCCTGAGGGAAAGTTTGTAGGGCAGCCATTGCGCATGGCGCCCTTTATGAAGGATGACTTTCGGGCGATCTACGATAACCCGAATGGCACGCGGCGAGCAATTATCAGCCGTGGGCGTAAGAACGCCAAGACGACCGAAAGCGCAATGATCCTCCTGCTGCACCTGTGCGGGCCGGAGGCGCGGCCAAACTCGCAGCTTTATAGCGCGGCGCAGTCTCGCGATCAGGCGGCTATCCTGTTTGGACTGGCGGCGAAGATGGCGCGCCTATCGCCTACGCTAAAGCCGTTTGTCGGTATTCGGGACTCGCTGAAGCAGCTCTATTGCGAGGATCTTGGAACATTATACCGCGCGCTGTCTGCCGATGCGAGCACGGCTTACGGGCTGTCTCCTGTTTTGACGGTGCACGACGAACTAGGGCAGGTAAAGGGGCCGAAATCGGAGCTTTATGAAGCCCTTGAGACTGCCACGGCAGCGCAGGAAGAGCCCCTTTCGATTATTATTTCGACGCAAGCGCCAACCGAGGCTGATCTTCTTTCGGTGCTGATTGATGACGCGAAAGAGGGTTCCGACCCGCGCACGGTGCTGCGGTTCCAGACCGCTCATGAAGGCTTGGACGCTTTTAGCGAAGAGGCGATTCGAGCAGCGAACCCGGCCTTCGACCTGTTCATGAACAAGGCCGAAGTTCTGGCGATGGCAGCGGATGCAAAGCGCATGCCGTCGAGGCAGCCTGAGTACGAAAATCTCGTTCTCAATCGTCGAGTTGAAATGTTCGCGCCGTTCATCGCGCGAGCGATCTGGACGGCAAACAAGGGCCGCGGGCTGGCGCCGTTCGATGGCTTGCCGGTCTATGGCGGGCTTGACCTTTCCGAGGTGGCGGACCTGACCGCGCTGGTGCTGGTGGCGCCTTGCGACGGCATGTGGCATGTGCGCCCGACGTTCTGGTTGCCGGCAGATGGCCTTGCGGAGAAGGCGCGAAAGGATCGCGTGCCCTATGACCTGTGGCAACGCCAAGGGTTTCTAGAGGCGGTTCCGGGGCGCTCTATCGGCTACGAGTACATTGCCGCGCATCTGCGGGATGTCTTCTCGCAATATGACGTGCGCAAGATCGCGTTCGACCGCTGGAACTTCCGGCACCTTCGCCCCTGGCTGCTAAAGGCTGGGTTCGAAGAAGATCAGATTGAAGCGCATTTCGAGGAATTCGGGCAGGGCTTCCAGTCTATGAGCCCCGCGCTTCGGGATCTGGAAACGGAAGTTCTGAACGAGCGGCTTGTTCATGATGGGCACCCGGTCCTGACCATGTGCGCCGCGAATGCCGTGGTCATGTCGGACCCGTCCGGGAATCGGAAGCTGGCGAAGAACAAGAGCCGAGGCCGGATTGACGGCATGGTGGCGCTGGCAATGGCCATGAGTGTTGCCACTCGGGATGAGCATCCCGGGCCTTCGGTTTATGAGGCGCGCGGCCTCTTGATGGTGTGAGGCGGATGAACATCAATAGCATATTCCGCCGGCTAAACCCATTTGGCGGCGCGTCAGGAATGCCGCGTGCAAGCGATGGGGGCCGTCCGTATAACATGGATGACCCTCATTTCCTTGAATACATTCGTACTGGTGGCGTATCGCTTGATGGCGCCATGAAGAATTCTGCGATTTTCCGGTGCGTAGAGCTGATTAGCGGTGTGATTGGTTCATTGCCGCTTTTGATTATGCGGCGGGAGGCAAATAACAGCCTTGTGGAGGCCGTCGAGCACCCGCTTTATTCTGTCCTTGCCCATAAGCCAAATGGTTGGCAGTCGCCGTTTCAGTTCAAGCAGCTGCTTATGCATTGGGCTTTGTTGCATGGGAGCGGCTACGCCCAAATCGTCAGGACAGGAAACCGGCCTATTGCCATGAACCCGCTGCACCCGCAGCGGGTGCGGGTAGACCAGCGCGGTGATTTTAGCCTGCAATATGACGTGACGCGGCCGGATGGGTCATTTGCTCGCCTTGATGCGCGAGATGTCTTGCACATTCGAGGCCCTTCCGAGGACGGCTATACTGGTGTGTCGCGAGTGCGGCAGGCGGCAGACCTGATTGAGATTGGGATCAAGTCGCAGCGTGCGGCAGAGCGCATTTTTGCCAACGGCATGATGGTTGGGGGCAACCTGAAGCACCCAAACAAGTTGTCGCCCGAGGCTTATGAGCGGCTGCGCGCCAGCATGGAAGCTCGTTTGTCAGGGCCAGACAACGCCGGAAAGTGGATTATCACCGAAGAGGGAATGGAAGCCAAGCCATTTGCGCAAACGGCGGTGGATTCGCAGCTTGTCGAACTTCGCGCATCCGTTACGGAAGATATTGGTCGCATTTTTGGCGTTCCGCGCCCGCTTCTTGGCGTTGATGATACGTCGTGGGGCTCAGGAATCGAGCAATTGGCTATCTTGTTTGTGAGGTTTTGCCTTTCAACGTGGTTCAAGAATTGGGAAGATGAAATAAAGATCAAGTGCCTTGCGCCTAGCGAGTGGGGCTCTGTTTACGCTGATTTTCAAGAGCGCGAGTTGTTGCGCGGAACCATAAAAGAACAATTTGAGGCGTACGCAAAGGCGGCTGGCGCTGGCGGGCATACGCCTTGGATGGAGCCAAACGAAATTCGCGCCGACATCGGTTTGGGCGCGCACCCCGATGGTTCCGGCCTTAGCCGGGCTGGAGACAAAACGAATGAGCAAGCTGCAACTGTTTAAGCCGCAGGCGTTTGAGCGCCCGGAAAGCCTTCAGTGGGATGCGCCTTCTAATGCGCTTGAGCGGTGGGCAGCCATCCCGCATGCCGCAGAGGCGGATCAGGCGAACACCGTATCGATTTACGACGTGATCGGTGAAGACCCTTGGACTGGTGGCGGGTTTACCGCGCGCCGGATGTCGGCCGCGCTTCGCGCTATTGGCGCCAAGGACGTGACGGTCAATGTGAACTCGCCCGGTGGGGACATGTTTGAGGGGCTGGCGATTTACAACCTGCTTGCCGAACACCCCGGCGAAGTGACGGTGCGGGTTATGGGCCTTGCGGCGTCGGCCGCGTCGGTTCTGGCGATGGCCGGCGACAGGATCGAAATGGGGCTTGGCTCCTTCCTGATGATCCATAATTCTTGGGGCGTGGTCATCGGCAATCAGAATGACATGCGAGATGCCGCAAGCCTGTTCGCGCAATTTGATGGCGCCATGGCGGACATCTACGCGCATCGTTCTGGCCAAGGGAAAGACAAGATTGAAGAGTGGATGCATGCAGACACGTGGATGTCTGCATCTGATGCAGTGGCGCTTGGTTTTGCAAGTGGCACCTTCGAAGCTCCTAAGGGCGAGCCAAATGCCCGCGCTGATGTAAGCGCGCGCCGCCGCCTGGACGCAATGCTCGCAAAGGGAGGGATGCCGCGTTCCGAGCGGCGCCGTCTTCTGCGCGAAGCCGCCGGCACGCTTGACGCTGCCGATCATGACACGCCGCGCGCTGTCTATTTTGACCCCGCACTGGTTGCGGCAGTGATCAACACCATTCGTTCCTGAAAGGAACCATTATGACCAAGCACACTTCGCCCCGCGCTTATCGCGGGATTGCGTCCGTGCGCGCTGATGCGGCGGACCCGAACAAGATCCTTGCGGACCTTCAGAAGGCTTTCGAGGACTTCAAGGCCGAGAACGACAAGCGGCTGAAGTCCAAAGCCGACGTTGTGCTTGACGAAAAGGTCGAGCGCATCAATTCAGCCGTTGGAGACATGCAGGCGGCTCTTGACGAGGCTAATTCGCGTATCGCCGCGCTGAACGTCAACGGTGGCGGCAAGGCCGACCCGGCGAAGCAAGAATACCGCGCTGCGTTCAACCGCTTCTTCCGTGAAGGCGTGGATGCGGGCCTGGGTGACCTGTCGGTCAAGGCCGGCCTCACCTCGCAGTCGAAGCCTGACGGTGGTTATGTGGTCCCGACCGAAATGGAAGGCACCATCGACCGCGTTCTCGGCACGGTTTCGGCGCTTCGCGGCCTCTCGACTGTCCGCCAGGTCGGCACCAAGACCTACACCAAGATCGTCAACATGGGTGGCGCCGGCTCCGGCTGGGTTGGTGAGGAAGAAAGCCGCACCGAAACCAGCACGCCGACCCTGCGCGAGCTGGAATTCAACGTCATGGAGATCTATGCGGAGCCCTACGCTACGCAGACCGTCCTTGACGACGGCATGATCGACCTTGAGGCGTGGCTGGCTGACGAGGTGGCCATCACCTTTGCGGAGCAGGAAGGCGCGGCCTTCATCAGCGGCAACGGCGTGAAGCGCCCGCGCGGCCTGCTGACTTACAGCACCGTGGCGAATGCCTCGTATGCGTGGGGCAGCCTCGGCTTTGTGGTCACGGGTGGCGCCTCCGGCTTTGCTTCGTCCAACCCCGGCGACGCCTTCATCGACACCTTTTACGCCCTGAAGGCCGGCTATCGCGCGAACGCGACTTGGCTGACCTCCGATGGCGTCATGGGCTCGATCCGCAAGTTCAAGGATGGGCAGGGCAACTATCTTTGGGCGCCCCCGACCGCGCCGGAAGCGCCCTCGACCATCATGGGCAAGCCAGTCGTCACCGACGACAACATGCCGGCCCTCGCGTCCAACGCTTTCCCGGTGGCCTTCGGTGACTTCCGCCGTGGTTATCTGGTGGTGGATCGCGTCGGCGTTCGCGTGCTGCGCAACCCCTACAAGGTGCATGGCAAGGTCGCGTTCTACACGACCAAGCGCGTCGGCGGCGGCGTCCAGAACTTCGAGGCGATCAAGCTTCTGAAGTGCTCCACCTGATAAGCACAGGGGCAAGCATCGTGCTGGCCCTTCGCCCCTCGTTATTCCATTCCGTAAAGGAACCGTCCAATGAAGGACATTCACTCCGACTTTACCGTCGTGACCGCTATCGGCGCGGCGGTTCTCAGCTCGGACAACACCCCGGCGGCGATTGACCTCCAGGGCTATGACGCGGCTGAAATCCTCCTGAGCATCGGTGTCGGCGGCATCACGTTCAGCGGCACCAACAAGATCGAGTTTGTGCTGACGCACAGCGACGACGACTCCACCTATTCCAATGTCACGACCGCCGACATGCTCGGCGTCACCGTGGCATCGGGTGGCATCATCAAGTCGCTTGTCGCGGCTCATGGCACCGCTTCGACCTATCGCTATGGCTACAAGGGCGGCAAGCGTTACCTGAAGCTGCTTGCTGACTTCAGCGGCACGCATGGCACCGGCACGCCCATTGCCGCCGCTGTCATCAAGGCTCACGGCCACGATGACCCGCAGGCCAATCAGGCCTGATGACCATGCACCGCAACGCGCCATCCCTGATTACGGCGCCGGCTCTTGAGCCGGTCACGCTGGCAGAGGCAAAGGCGCATTTGCGCGTAGACGGCAACGATGAGGACGCTTTGATTGGCGCCCTCATCACTACGGCTGCGGGGTATCTCGATGGCTGGGGTGGGATTCTTGGCCGCGCGCTCATCACGCAGACATGGGGCGAAACGTTCGACGGCTTCCCGCGCGGCGACGTGCTGCGGTTGCGGCTGGCTCCGGTGCAGTCCGTGACCTTCATCAAGTACCGTGACATCGCGAACGCGGAACAGACGCTTTCCACCACGGTCTATGAAGGGCCGTTTTCGGACGACCTTGGCCCGTATGTGGCCCTTCGTGAAAATCAGGTGTGGCCAAGCACTTATGATCGTCGTGACGCTGTAAGCGTTCAATACGTCTGCGGCTACGGTGAGCAAATTGACGTACCGCAGCAGGTCAAGCAGGCGATGTTGCTCATGATTGGCGAATGGTACGCCAATAGAGAGATTTCCTCGGCTCGCTCCGCGCTGGAAATGCCGCTGGCGGCGTCGGCGCTCCTTTCTCCCCTTCGCCGAATTGGCGTTTAAGGAACCCGACTATGGCTGACGCGTATTCTACATTTTCTGCGACACCTCAGTCATTCGGAAGAATGTCCGCACTTGTTACACCTTCAGATAGTGTAGACCTGCCAAATATCGCAAAGGCGGTGGTGTGCTTGACTTCAGGTAACATCGAAATTGTGCCCGCCGGCAATTCGGTAAGTGCTTCGGTCACATTTGTTGGTGTGTCGCCTGGGTTCATCCCGCCTTTTCAAGTGCGACGCGTTCGCGCGGCGGGCACTACGTGCAGCGTGGCGACTGTTGAAGACTGATTTGCACACATGCCACTGCTGAGTGGAGTTGACGTTTACAGTAAGCGCCACCCTTAAATTCATAGAGATCGATCATGGCTGACTTGACCATTACTGCGGCGAATGTCGTAGCCGGCGCTGATGCGCTAAAGGAACACGGTATTGCCGGAGAGACCCTCACGGCAGGGCAGGCAGTCTATAAGGCCAGCGCGACCAAAAAGTGGATGAAGGCGGACAGCAATTCGGCAACCGCTGAGGTGCGGCAGGCGACGGGCATTGCCCTGACTGGATCGGCCCTCAATCAGCCGATTGTTGTCCTGAAGTCAGGTGATGTGACCATTGGCGCCACGTTGACGGCCGGCGCGGCATACTACTTGTCCGACAGCCCTGGTGGCATCTGCCCCTTGGCGGATGTGGGCAGCGGTGAATATGTTTGCCTCATCGGCCTAGCCAAGAGCACGACCGTCCTGACGATCAATATCCAGTATCCCGGCGTGGCGCTCTGATGCTCGCAGGCCTGCTGAACAAACGCGCCCGCTTTGAACGGTTGCAGCGGGTTTCGGCTGGCGCGGGCGGGTACACAGAACAATGGGTTGAACACGCTACCGTGTGGGCGCAGTTCTCGCCCGAGCGCGGGCGGGAGCGTGTCCAAATGGGGCGCATTGCCAGCGACTTTGCCGGCGTACTCCGCATTCGATCTTCCGTGACATCACGGGCGATCACTCAGGCGCACCGCGTGGTTTTGGACGGCGTCACCTACAACATCCGCTCCATCGCCAATCCAGACCAGCGCGGCGACATGCTCGAAATGGTCATAGAGACCGATGGCACTTAAGGCCAAGTTTGTCCGACGCGACGCGCTGGTGAGCAAGATCCGCGAAATAGCTCCAGAGGTTGAAAAAGCCTATGCTGAGGGCATAGCGACCGGGGCGAAGGAGCTTGCGGAAGCGATCAAGCCTCGCGCTCCCCGTGAGTTTGGGGACTATGCCCGGTCTATCGAAGCCGCGCCCCTTTCGTCTCGAAAAAAGGGCAAGAGCCCGGTGGGGATAAGCCTCACCAAAGACCCCAATGCCTGGGGCATTTTCGCCGACTGGTATTGGCGCTTTATCGAGTTTGGCACCCGCGCGCATGTCATCAAGTCGCGGCGCGGCGGGTTCCTGCGGTTCACAGCGAGCGATGGGACCAAGGTTCGCACGCGGCGCGTGTCGCATCCTGGATCACCACGTCAGCCGCACATTTTTCCGACCTATCGCGCGTTTCGCAAGCGCATCAGGCGCCGGGTGGCATCGGCCATCAACAAGGCGATCAAGGCCAAATTTGGGGGCAAGAGTGGCTGACGGCTCCGCAGACCTGCAGCAGGCGATCTACACGGCCTTGACTGGTGGGGAAGCGCCCGTCGTGAGCGTGGATGTTTATTCGTGCGCGCCGCAGGATGCCGCGCTCCCGTTCGTTGACATCGCCGAAAGCGACACGCTTCCGGCCGATGTGCAGGGGCGGGATGGCCTGGAAGAAACCGTCACCATCCATGTGTGGACGGTGTTCGGCGACCAGCTCCAGGCCAAGGGGATCATATCCGCCATTCGCGGCGCGCTCCATCTCAAACCCCTGACCGTGACCGGACGCGATAGCGCGTTTTGCACCGTCACGGGCACCCGCATTTTCCCCGACGCTGACAACGAGAGCCTGCACGGCGTCATCACGCTCCGCGTCAATCACTACGGCACCGAGGAACCCTGATCATGGCCCAGCAGCAAGGCAAAGAGCTTGTCATCAAGCGGTGGAACGGGACGAGCTTTGTCTTCGTCTGCGGCGTTCGCACGCGCTCTATGACCATTTCGAATGCGCAGATCGACACCACCGTCCCGGACTGCGATGATCCGTCACTTCCTCTCGTGAACACCTCGATTCCGGGGCGCCAGACCATCACCTTCAGCGGCGATGGTTTGTTCGACAATGCGGACGTGGGCAAGGCCGTGGCGGATGACGCCCGAATCCAGTCCCTGACCGAATACCAGATCATCGTCCCCGGCTACGGCACGTTCGAGGGCGAATTCATGATCTCCGATTTCGAGTTTGGCGGCGAAATGGAAGACCAGATGACCTTTTCCGCCACTTGGGCGCCGTCTGGCGCGCTCGATTTCACGGCTGAGACCTGATGCCGGCCTATAACAGCGAGCGGGGCGAAGTCCCGCTAACCGTTGGCGGCGTCGAGATCGTGATCGCCGCGACCATGGGCGGCCTGGCGACCGTTTCCAGCCGCCTCAACTGCCAGTCGTTTGCGGACCTCTATACCAAGCTCGCAAACGTGGAAATCAATGCGGTTATCGCCGGCATTGAAGCCCTGTGCGTGCGCGGCGACGTGGGCGCGGCGATGAAGGCGCTTTCCATTGCGGACCTTCCGGCCTGCAAGATCGCATTCACCGCTGCCATGATGCACCACGCGACGAAAATCGACGCGGGAAAAGCCGAGGCCGCCAAGGGCGAAGTGAAGGCAGCCCATGGCGGCCCTGGCAGCAATTCGCCTTCGGAAACCTTGGCTGGAGTCCAGACCAGTTCTGGAATGCAACCCTGAGCGAATTCATGTGCGCCCATGAAGGGTGGTGCATCGCGAACGGGGTGAAGAAGTCAATCGATCCGCCCAGCCGTGAAAGGCTGGAGGAACTCAAGCGGAAGTATGGTTGATGGCGACCGATCTTGAGCAGATGGTTCTCAGCATCAGCGCCGACACCCGGCAGGCGGTCAACGCACTGAAGCGGTTCGGCGTCGATGTGGCCAATGTCGCCAACGACACGGAGAAGGCATTCACCCGCCCGCGCCAGCAGATCGACCGCCTGTCGGAATCGCTCGGGAAAAGTAAATTCGAGACTGCCAATCTTGCAGCGCAGTTTCAGGACATTGCAGTTCAGCTTCAGGGCGGGGCGTCCCCGTTCACAGTTGCGCTTCAGCAGGGGACGCAAATATCTCAAATTCTTGGTTCGAGCGGCAAGGGTCTAGGGGGCGTTGTAACAGCCCTTGGCGGCGCGTTCGCATCGATTGTCAGTCCTGTGTCCCTGGCGACGATTGCCCTGATTGCGCTTGGTGCCGCCGGCATCAATTACCTTACACAGATGTTCGGAGATACCGAGGATCTGAACGACCAGCTTAAGGCGCACAAGGACATCATTTCCAGCATCAAGGATGCATACGGGGATGCGCTAGACGGGGTGGAGCTTTACGCCAAGGAAAGCACGGCAGTATTGGAAGCGCAGGCGCGGGCTTCTGCTGCGGCTATTGGTGAAACCCTGAAGTCCGAAGTCCAGAGTGTTCTAAAGCAATCTGGCAGCTTATTTATCGACCCAAACGACATCATCGGCGACAAGGAAACGTTTGCCGTCAAACAACGGTTCCAGGTCTTTTCCGATGCCATCCTTGCCCTGCGCCAAAGCGCGGCGGCAGGCGAGCCAGACATTCGCGCTTTTCGGGTCGCTGTGGCTGATATCGCCAACGCCGACCCCTCAAACAAAAAGCTTCAGGACCTTGCCAAGGCCCTTTTGGAAATGTCTTCCGATGCGGCGAAGGCCAGCGATGCCCTTGCCGCCACGGAGCGCGCCATTGCCGCAACGGCAAGCGTGGCGTCGGGAAGCCTGCAGGCCATCAAGGAATATCGTGACGCCCTGACGGACTTGTCCAAAGTGGCGCTGCCCAATATGTCGCCACGGCAACAGGCGGATGCCGCCTATGCCCGCGCTATTTCCTCTGCCTCCACGCCCGGCGCCCGGGCCGCAGCGGACACGGAATATCTTGCCGCCTTGGCGCGCATTGATGCCGCCGAAAAGGAGCTTGAGGACAAGCGGGCTCAACGCGATGCGGAATCCGCCGCCAGGCGCGCGGCGCGCAAGGGGGAGCGGGACCAGGAGCGCATCGATAGCGTCATCAAGGGGCTACAGACCGAGGCTGATAATATCGGCCGCGTGGCCCGTGAACAGGCGGTCTATAACGCTGTGGCCGCCGCCGGCGTCGACATCAACAGCCGTTATGGCCAGCAGATCGCCGGGCTTGCCGGGCACCTCTATGACCTTCAGGAAGCGCAGGCCGCTGCCGTCGAGGCCATGGATACGTTGCGAGCCGGCGCGTCCGATGTGCTATCGGGGTTCGTGTCGGACATTCGCAATGGCGTTAGCGCGACCGAAGCCCTCGGAAATGCCCTCGGTCGCATTGCTGATCGGCTGGCTGACATCGCCATCCAAAGCGCCATTGATGGGATTTTCGGCAAATCTGGCGGAACTGGCGGCGGGTTGATTGGCAGTTTCGTTGGCAGTCTTCTCGGCCGCGCTGGCGGTGGTGCGGTGCAGGCGGGGCAGCCCTACCGGGTCGGCGAGCAAGGGCCGGAAGTGTTCGTGCCCACGGCATCGGGGCGCATTGTTCCAAATAGTGCGCTTGGTCGCAGTGGAAACATCACATTCGCCCCATCCACCACCATCGATGCGCGGGGCTCAAGCATTACGGAGGCGCAGATTGCGCAGGTTGTGAAAGAGAATAACCGCCAACTTCTGGCTCAAGTGCCCGGCGTTGTAGATCAGGCGTGGCGACGGATGCCGCGCGGGATGCGGCCCTGATGGCTATCACATTCCCCCGCGCCTTTCCGGCCGATGTCCGCTGGCTAAAGACCACGTTCACCTTGCCGCGCGGGAACGCCATCAACCGGCTGTCGTCCGGGCAGATTCAGGCTGTCGAAGTCGGCGAGCCCCTTTGGCGTGCGTCGTTCGTGAGTGAACCTCTGGCCTGGAGTGAGCGGCGGGTGTGGGAGGCGTGGGAGCGCACGTTGCGCGGCGGCCTTGGCACGTTCAGCGCCTATGATTGGGTGGGCTCGTATCCACTGCATTATGGCGTGAGCGTGCTTTCGCTGACCCGCGCGGCGGGCGGATCTTATAATGGATCTGCAACCTTCGTTTCCTGCACATCAGCCACGATTACGGTGTCCGGCCTTCCGGCCGCGTATCAGGCTAAGGCGGGAGACCGCCTGTCTTTTGCCTGGGGCAATGGCCGGGCCTACCACGAAGTTGTCGAGGACGCGGCGGCAAGTTCTGAAGGGGCGCTAACGGTTACTGTCGAGCCCTATGTTCGCGTGCCCTACGTTGATGCCGGAACGGCTGTTGCCATGGCTCGCGCACCTGTGGTGTTGCAGATGGAGCCGGACAGTTGGTCAGCCCCCGATGACCTAGAGGCCCAGCGCATTACATTCACGGCGGTGCAGGTGATCTAATGCGCGCCTATGACAGCGACACATTGACCATGCTCCAGTCCGGCCGCTGTGCGGAACGGGATATGGTGCTGTTCGATTTCGCCAGCGGCCTCTATGGGTTCTGGACTGGCGCCGGCACGCTCGAATATTCCGGCGTCACCTATGTGGGCGCGGGCAAGCTGATCTCGGCTGATGAGGGCTCCTACGAGATGGGGCTCGCGCCGTCGGCGCTGTCCTTGTCACTTTCTTCGGTGCCGGACACGGATTTGACGCCCGACGTGCTCGCCACCATAGAGGCCGAGGACTACCACCAGCGGCCCGTCACCATCATGCGAGCCTATATCCATCCCGACACGCGCGCGCTGCTGTCGGTGGAGCGGCTGTGGCGGGGCTATCTGGACCAGATCACGCATGATCTGCAAGCCGGCGGCGGGGCCACGCTCACGGCGACGCTGGAAAGCCGGTTTCGGGATCACACGCGTGTGGGGCATCGCATCCGCTCCGATGCGGACCAGCGCCTTATTGACCCGGACGACGGGTTCTATCTCCACGCTGCGGCGGCAGACGCGAAGATCGTCTGGGGGCGCGCTGGATGACGCGCGTTCGCGACTGGCCTATGCGCCTGGAAGAGGTGATTGAGCGCTATCAGGACGGCGCTTTTGCTTGGGGTGTGCGTGATTGCTTCACCCTTCCGATGGATGTGGCGGCGGCACTGACGGACGTCGATCCATGGGCAGATGAGCGCACCTATAAGACCGAGATCGGCGCGGCGCGCAAGCTGCGGCGCCTTGGGTTTGCGGACGTGGCGGATGCATTTGCGGCAAAGTTCAGCGAGATCCCGGCGACCCTGGCGCAGCGCGGCGACATCGGCGCTGTCGTTGATGCGAGCGGCGCGGCCTGCGGTGTCGTCGTGCTCGGCACGCTGGTCGCAGGTATGTCTCCAGCCGCTGGCCTGACCTTCCTCCCTCGCGCGCGCCTCGTGCGCGCCTTCCGGATGGCCTGATGCCCTTTATCGTCCCAGCCGTTGCAGCCGTGTCCGGCCTCGTGGCCGCAGCCGGGCCTATTGGGTCTGCGCTGATCGGCATCGGTGCTTCGGTCGGCCTGTCCTACCTGTCGAAGGCGCTTTCCGGCTCCACCAGCGCCGCCAGCGCAACGACATCAGGATTCGAGGGCACGCTTCAAATCGCTGGCGACGTGCCGCGCGGCTTCGCCATCGGCGAGGTCGTGACGCAGGGGCACCTTGCCTACGTCAACGTCTCTGGTGGCAACAACATCCACCTCGATCGGGTCTATGTGATCGGCGAGGGGCCGCACGAAAGCCTCGAAAACATCTGGGTCGACGGCACGTTGCGCACCCTGGCGCTCCAGTCCTCGACGGATGATGTGGACCACTATGTGGTGACGGATTTCAACTATCCGACCACCGGTATCCCCACCATGCACGTCTGGTTCGTGCGGGGCTATTCTGATCAAGCGGCGCTGTCGGAACTGGTGGATGGCTCCAATCCGGCGGGGCGCTGGACCTCGGATTTCCGCGGCGCCGGGCAATGCTATGTCATGGTCCGCGCGACGTTCTGGAAAGAGATTTACGACGCCATCCCGTCGTTTCATTTCCACGTCAAAGGCCGGCGGTTTTACGATTGGCGCTTGGATAGCACGGCCGGTGGCAGCGGCCCGCACCGGTGGGGCGATGAGCGCACATGGGCCTATAGCGCCAACCCCATCGTCGCGCTCTACAACTATCAGCGCGGGTTGACCATCAATGGAAACCTCCTGGTGGGGCAGGGGGTGCAGCCCATTGATTTTGTGCTGGACGCCTACACGGCCGGGGCCAATGCCTGTGATGAATCCGTGCTTGATAGCGCGGGCTCTTCGGCAGATCGCTATGCCATCGGCACCTATGTGAGCGCCTCGGAAGAGCACGGCGCCGTGGTGCAGCGCTGCCTTGATGGGTGCGCCGGCGCCATGATCGAACGGGCGGGGTCGTTCGCGCCCATCGTGGGCGTGGCGCAGACCACGGTCATGACCGTGACAGACGCCGATCTGGTGGCCGGCGCGCCGATCCGCTTTGCCCGCAAGACCACGCGCGACAAGCTGGTCAACGGCATTTTTGGAACGTACAGCGACCTTACCCAAAAGGGCGAGGCCATCTCCTATCCGGCGCGCACAGACAGCGCGGCCGAGGCCGAGGACACCGAAAAGCGCCGGGTGCAGTCCGACCATCCGGAGATCAATGATCCGGTCATTGCGCAGCGCCTGGCGGAGATCGAGTTGCGCCTTGCGCGCCTCCAGGCCACGGCCTCGATCACGCTCGGCATGGCCGCCGTCGTGCTGGAGCCCGGCGACTGGATCAGGTGGAACAGCGCCCGCTATGGCAACCGGCAATGGATGGTCCTTCGCGTGACGCCGGGCGCGAACCGCACGTTTCAACTGGATCTGCGGGAAATCTCGGCAACTGCCTACGGCGAGGCCGATGATGAGCCGGTGACCACAGGCTCCGTGGGTGACCGTGACGCCATGGTGACCTCCGTGGCCATCACCCTCATGGCCAAGACGTTGCCGGCCATCGGCGGCGGGCAAAGCCCGGCCATCGCGGTTTATTGGACCCCGATCGATGACCCGACCGTGGATGCGCTCCTGTTCGAGTATCGGCAGGACGGCTCCAGCGATGTGCTGACCGCCCGGGCCGATGACCCGTCATCCGGCCTCTATGTCATCTCTGCGGGTGTTCAGGGCACCACGGACTACAACGTGAGGGCTATCCCAACATCCACGCCATCTCGTGTGATGACGTGGAGCGATTGGGGGGATGTGACCACGGACGCGCAAGTGGTGACGGGAGCGACGCTCCCTCCATCACTGCAAACCATTGTGCAGAGCGAGTTGGACGCGACGCAGCGGGCGATTGAGGAGGCTATTGCGCGTGTTGATGCCGCGTCCAGCGAGGCTCTTGCCGCCATAGCCAACATCCAGCGCGCGCACACCAAGCGCTTTCAAGTGATGCCGGGTGAGGTGCGGGCCGAAGTTACGTCCCAAGTCGAAACCGCCACCGGACCCAACAGCGCACTTGCCACTCGCATTGACACCGTGGTGGCTACGACCGAAACCCTTGCGGCTTCCATTATCGAGGAGGCCGAGGCGCGGTCAGAAGGTGACACGGCGCTTGCGACGATCACTACCACGCTGGATAGCCGGCTGGATACGGCCGAAAGCAACATCACAGGCCAGTCGTCTTCCATCGCGACGTTGAATTCGCAGGTCTCGACGCTTTCGACAACCACGTCCGCCCTGAGCGGCACGGTTACGACCCACGAAAGCAGGCTCGATACGGCCGAAGGCTCGATTACATCGCTCGGGTCGACCCAGGCAACGCACACGTCTCAAATCGCGTCCCTTTCCACAACGACCAGCGCAATTGCCACGAACGTCACGGACCTTAATTCGTCCCTGACGAACACGAACAACTACATCTCCGCCAACCTGAACATGAAGCTGACGACGGCTGCAACGCCGTCCGGCGCGGTTGCGGCGGCGCAGATCCAGTTGATCGCGGATGGCCGTCTGTCTGGGCTCTACATCGTGTCAACCACGACCGGGGCCTATGTCGCGATTGATACCGAAAAGTTCCTTCTCAGGGCTGGTGGTGGCGATCCGTTTCTTGTCTTCGACGTGGTTGGAAGCTCCGTTTACCTGAAGGGCGACCTTATCGCATCCGGGTCCATTACAACGGATAAGGTTGCCGCAAATGCGATCACCACAGCGAAGCTGACCGTTGGTGGTGTCACAACGGAAAAACTGTACCCGAATTCTGTAACGAACTCGGTCTTTGTTGAAAGCTACGGCACCTCCACGGGCGTTGGCTATCTAGGTGCGGCAAGCCTTCCGCGCGAGGCGGGCACATACCTTAAAATGGATATTTCGTTCCGCTGCAATCAGAACTCGCTCGGAGAGGATTCTTCGAACTATAGGTATTATATACAGGTCAGGGTTGTTCGTGTTGGCCCTGGCGGAACCACAAACTACACAACGCGCGACTATCTCGTACCCAACTATTACGTCGCGGGAAGCGGGTTCTTGTGGTCATATTATGTCGGAGACAACGACATACGAATCCAATTCATTGATAGCGAAAACGTTTCTGGCACTTATGAATATAAGGTTGAGTGCTTGAAGCTCATTCGGATCAATCATGCCGGAACGCGCTCGGATCGAGAAACGCAATACAGCACCGGGTTTTCATATGTCGTCAATCATCTTGTTGAGTATAAACGATGATCTTCTTCGCCATTTATGATCGAACGGGGCGCATCCACGCCACAGGCGGCACCACAACGCCGAATATTGCCGCAATGCAGGCGCGCGTTGGGTTGAGCGTCTACACCGCCGCCAGTCTGGGCGGGCTTAACGACGAAACGGGCTGGATCGAAAATGCAGCGGACGATGATGCCCCGAAAGTGTTGTCCGCGCGCCCGACCGTAAACATTCCGAGCCCCGTCACCGTGCCCGTTGGGGTGGGGGCAATGGTCGTCTCTCCGCCGCTGCCAGCGGGCACGCAGGTCACGGTCAATGGCGGCCCGGCCGCGCTATCCGCCAGTGGCGAGATCGTGCACACGCCGGGCAAAGCCGGAACGTGGGTCTATGGCATCGCGCTCCCCTTCCCCTACCGGGTTGCCGAGCCACTCACAGTCATTGTGGAGGCATAATGGCATACGGCGACATCGTTTCGTCCGGCACGGTCTCGGGATCGTCCGGGAGCACCACGGTCACAGGCTCCTCGACCGCCTGGGCAAGCGGACCTTTGCCGCTGCGTGCGGGGGATCAGCTATACGTGGGCGGCTACGTCTATCCCATCACAGCCGTGGCGTCGGACACCTCGCTCACCATTGGCGTGCCGTTGCAGGCAACAGTCTCTGGCGGCACCAGCTATCGGGCCGTTCTGGCGGCCCCCACGCGACAGACCGTGGCGGAGGTGGCCTCTTCCATCGGCGATCTGGTCAAGGCCGCGCAATTCCTGACACAATCGGGCGGCCCGATCCGATGCGCTGGCATCGGCACCAACGCGCCGCCGTCTTCGCCGGCCACGGATGACACCTATGTCATCGGCACGTCGCCAACCGGCGCCTGGGC